CGACGTCCTCGTCATGCGCGAGGGCTACGGCGCCACGGACATCTCGGCCGCTGGTGTCCGGCTGTTCGGTCCGGACGGATCGCTCGGCACGGAACTGACCACGTCCAACGCCTACGCCACCTTCGCGGGCGGAGCAGCGAGCATCGACCCCAACGGCGTGGGCACCTTCAAGTCGATCTTCACCCCGCAGCGCCCGGCGGGGGCACCCTCCGATGACCCGACCGGACAGATCTGGTACCAGGGACAGGAACTGGGAGCGCTGCTGTGGAACATGCCGTGGGGCATGGTCACCTACGAGCGCGGCTGGACGAACAAGCCGACCTCGTCGACTTACTACACCACCGAAACCGGACTCATCGAGTTGGCCTTCACAGCCGTCGAGGGCCGCATGTACCGCATCGTGGCCCGATCCCAGTTCGACTTCAACGGCGGTACAGGTAACCAAGTATTGGAGAACCGCATCAACGTCGCCGCCACGACGACGTCCGTCAACGGGTGCACGCTAATGAACCCGACCGGTGCCAGCCCAAGGGTGACGGACCAGATCATCGCCCGCTGCTTCGGGATGTACTACGACGGCGGAGGGACCGACGGCACCACCGCCGTGGAAGGCATCATCGTCTGCTCCTCCGACGCGGGCGGCCTGTACAGCAGCACCACGGCACTGGCGCCAGGCGACCACAGGCTCCTCTGGACTGCGACGCAGCACGCAGGCAACGCCACCGGCTGGGGATTGCGCAACTACATCCCCGCGCAATCCTCGGACTTTTACGTCGAGGACATCGGTCCGGCCGTGCCCGAGAACGGTGTGTACAACACGGGTGGCGCGGCCGTGACGGCCACCAAGACGTACACCAAGACGTACAACGCGGTGTGGTCCCGCCGGTACGGCAACGCCGGATACACCGACGGCACCGTGTACCAGGGCTACTACTCCAGCACCTGGGGCACGCAGAAGTCGATGATCTACTTCGGCACCCAGCCCTTCACAGACATGGGTTCCACGGCGAAGGTCTCCAAGGTCGAGATCTACCTCTACAACAACCACTGGTACTACAACGGGGGTGGCACGGCGCACATCGGTGCATTCACCGGAACCACCGAGCCGACGTCTTTCGGTGGTAGCGGAGTGAACCTCACCGTTTCCTCGTGGCCCGTTGGCGCCGGAAAGTGGGTAACCCTGCCGTCGTCCTGGAATTCAACTTGGAACGCGACCACCCCGTATCGTGGAATTACGCTAGGTGCGGATCTTGGATCCAGCACCGACAAGACCTACTACGGGTACTTTTCCGGTGTCGGGGATTCCCACCCTCCGCAACTTAAGATCACGTACACCAAGTGAGGAAGTCACTTAATGCCTGACATTACCGTCACGGTTCCTGACGACGTCTGGCCGCGCGTCGCTGCCGCGTTCCACGTCTGCTACCCGAACAACGTCGACACTCCGGACGTGGACCTCGTTCAGTTGGCCGCCAAGTCCTACATCCGAGACATCTGGGTCAGCACCGAGCAGGCGACTAACTCGAACGCTGGGGCTCCGCGCTACAACCAGGTCGCCGAGGACTACAACGTCGCACGGCAGGCGGTCGACGCCGACATCCAGGCGCAGAACAACCAGGTCCTCGCGGATTCCCAGGTCGCGTTCCCCGGAATCTGACGTAGAACCGTAAGTGCAATCTCGGTAGGCATTCCTGGGAGAATGCAAGCATGCCTACCGAGATTGCATTTCCGTTTCGCCTAGCGTCCGACGGCACTATCGCCGTCGAGACGAATCCGGACAGGCAGATCGCCCAGCATGTGAATGCGCTCATCGGCACGCAGCCGGGGGAGCGGGTCATGCTCCCGGATTACGGGGTTCCCGTGGCTGATCTGCTGTTCGACCCTGACGCGTCCTTTGTCGCGCAGGAGATCAGCCGTGCCGTAACCACGGCTTTCAATACGTACGAGCCCGGTGTGGTCCTCCAGAAGGCGACCCCTATCCCGGACTCCACGCAGATGTCCCTCGCTCGTATCGAGGTCGACTACATCCGCCGCGAGGACGGGGCGTCCCCTTCCAGCCTGGCTCTCCAGTCCAACACAGCAGTCGTCCGGGTCGGCGGCACCGTAAGCGAGGTCATCAGTGGCTGACGTTCCCGCGATCGACTACACCTCACGCGACTACGAGGGCTTCAAGTCGTCCCTGCTCGACTTCGCCTCGCGTGCCTTCCCCCAGTGGGTGCCCTCCTCCGAGGGCGACTTCGGCGTGCTCCTGGTCGAGCTGTTCTCCTACCTCGGGGACAGCCTCTCCTACTACGGCGACCGGCTCCAGCAGGAGTCCTTCCTGCCCACCGCGACGCAGCGGCTGTCCCTGCTCCAGATCTCCGACCTGCTCGGCTACCAGCCGTCCAACGGCGTACCGGCTACCGGCACCGTCACCTTCCAGACGTCCAACCCGGGCCCGGCCGTCACCGTGCCTGCGGGCACCCAGGTCGTCACCGACTACATCGACACCATCGACTCGCCGATCACGTACGAGACCGACACGGACGTCACCGTGCCCAAGAACGGTGGCACCGCGACTGTCTCCGTCACCCAGGGAGTCACCCGCACCCAGGTCAACGTCGGCACCAGCTCGGGCCTGCCGGTGCAGGAGTTCCGGCTGCCCGACGTGCCTGTCATCGGCGGCACGGTCCGCGTGTACGTGGACGACGTCGACACCCTCACCGAGTGGACGTACATCGACTACATCGTGGACGCCGACCCGAGCGACCGCGTCTTCAGCACCTACCTGGACGAGGCGGGTGCCACGTGGATCCGCTTCGGCGACAACATCAACGGCGCCATCCCGACCACCAACCTGACCATCTACGCCACCTACCGAGTGGGCGGCGGGACGGTCGGCAACGTGAACGCGGGCGTGGTCAACGCCATCGCGGACTCCACCCTGCCTGGTGTCACCTTCTCGCAGGACTCCAGCGGCAATGCGATCTCCTCCGTCATGACCGGCGGGGCTGACCCGGAGACCAACGACCAGATCCGCGCCAACGCCCCGCGCATCTTCCGCACCCAGGACCGCTGCGTCACCCTGGCCGACTTCTCCGACCTCGCGCTGACCATCCCCGGCATCGTCCGGGCCAACGCCATCGCGTCGACCTACACCTCGATCTCGGTGTTCGTCATCGGCTCCGCCGGAGGAGCCCCGAGCACGACCACCCTCCAGAACGTGCAGACCAGCCTCCAGGCCAAGGCCCTGGCAGGCACCACGGTCACTGTGTCCGGCCCGACCACGGTCAAGGTGAACGTGGGCAACTCCTCGAACCCGATCACCGTCGAGTGCTGGCCCCGCTACTCCCGGGCCTCCGTCCTCTACGACGTGCAGCAGGCGCTGAAGACGATGCTCTCCTTCGCGAACGTCGACTTCGGCATGCGCCTGACCCTCTCCGACTTCTACAAAACGATCCTGGACGTGGAGGGAGTCCGCTACGTCGACATCCCCCTGATTGCCCGCGCCGACGCGGCCCAGACCGGGACCGCCGACATCGTCATGCGCGCCTGGGAAATCCCCACGGTCGGCAACATCGCCAACATCACCATGACCGGAGGTATCGGCTGATGGCCGCCGTCTACCCGAAGCAGTACAAGTCCTTCACCGTGCACAAGAACCTGGTGGAGGACATCGACGCATCCCACGTCAACAACCTCCAGGACGAGGTGCTGGCCCTTCAGCAGACCCTGGGCATCCTGCCGCACCAGGACACCGGCCTGAAGATGAAGACCAACACCTACGCCTCCGTCGCGGCCCGGCTCGACGCCATCCAGCGCGGCCACGGCATACCCGCGTGCTACGTGTCCAAGACGTCCGACACCGTCAAGGGAGGCGCGACCAAGACGATCTCCTTCTCCCGGCCGTCGGCGGCCCAGGACCCCGAGGGACTGTTCAACGGGCACTCGATCACCGCCAACCGCACCGGCTGGTGGATCGTCTTCGGCCGAGTCATGTGGGCCAACGCCACCGGCTCGAACGCCACGGGCGCCGACCGGCAGATCAACATCGCAGTCGGCGGCGGTCAGGTGATGTCCCAGGACCTCCAACCGATCACCGACGGAAACTCCCACATGCACATCGGCTGGCAGGGATGGGTCACCGCAGGCAAGGCCATCGACCTCACCCTCTACCACCCGCTGGCCACCAAGACCCTGCAACTCCAGAACCTGCACCTGAGCGCGGTCATGATCCGGGAGGCGTGAGGTGGGAACGTACGGCGTTTCCCTGTACGGGCTGTCGAAATACGGGACGGACATCCATCCCGACTTCGACGTCAGCCCGTTCACAGCCACGCCCGTGGACTACTCCACCGTGCTGCTGGACTGGAAGGCCCCGGCGGGTACGTGGGACTCCCTGCGGCTGATCCGCAACCGGTACGGCTGGGCGGTCAACGAGAACGATGGCGAGATCCTGCTCGACCAGACCCACGCCGCGACCTCGTTCTCCGACAAGGGCGTGGTCGGCGGGCACTGGCTGTACTACACGATCTTCATCTCCGCGTCCGGCCAGTGGTCCCGGGCGGGAACCATCTCGTGCCTGATGCCGAAGAACAACGGCTACACCGAGCTGCTGTACGACCTGATCCCCGACCACTACAAGGTCGACGTCCAGCCGGGCAACAACGTCACCGACGACTCCAACACGCTCAACCCCTACCTGACCCCGTTCCTGTCGATCTTCGGGTTCGGGTTCGACATCGTGAAGAGCTACTACGACTCCAACCGGTACACCAACGACGCGATGCGCACGCGCTTCGACAACATCGCCCAGTTGGCCAACCAGTTCGGGATCCAGTACGAGGCCAGCGCCCCGGCCTACCTCTTCCGCCAGCGCGTGCGGGACGCGGCCACTCTCGGCCGCCAGAAGGGCACCCTGGAGCAGATCCGCTCGATCATCTCCGAGACCACCGGCTACGACGCTGAC